TCATCCGTCGGTATCACCGGCGAGTATATCGATTTCGCCACTAACAGGTTCGCCGACACCACCACTTTCGACCTGGGCAAGTCGATCACCGCAGGCGGCATTGTGCCGAGGGTCGCGCAAGCAGTTAATGTGAAGCATAATATCAGCAGGGACAGTCTGTTGTAAAATCGGGTCATCATTACTTTCAACCTTTGATGTGCGATAACGCCAGCGCGTCACGACTTTCGTTTTTTGTTTGGAATTTTCTATCGCCAATTGCCAATTCCGAAGATTAGCCTTTATCAAATCTTTTTGCACCGTTGCCCACGCCTGATGCGTCGCAGACATCGCCCCGATGAGCTGTTGATTGCGATCACTCTCCACCTGAGCAATCGTCACCGCCGCGCCGTCTGAACGGCCCTTGAGATAAGCAGAGCCAGACCCGATAAGAGCCACAGCCCCAATCAGGCCAAGGCTCTGCCACCCTCCCAATTTTGCGAGAAAGCCGATCATTTAAACGCCCCGCATACACAGCGCATATTCAGCCCCACGACGACGCACAAGGCCGCGCACAACACGCCCACCCGCCTTGTTCCACCACGTCAAAGCCTGACACCCCCCGCGCACATTTCCTGCATTGAGCCGCCTCACCGCCGTAGAGCGCCCAGCGCCGCGATTGCCGACATTATAAGCCAAAGAGGTATAAGCCACATCACGGGCCACGGGGAGGCGATAGCGGCGCGTCTCGGCGCTGAAATACCCATGCAAACCGCCGCGATACTCCACGACTTCATCAAGTAAAAGATCAGCCGCCGTCTCTTCCGTAATGCAAAAGCTCTTATCTTTGAGGTGCGGATTATATTTAAACAGCGTCGTATGCCCAAACCCAATCGTCCACACCCCCACAATATCCTGATAGGCACAAAGCTCTAAGCCTTCAAACTCCGCAATAAACGGAACAGCCATTTCGATAAATTCTGTCGAAGGCGGCGTGATATAATCAACCCTATCGCGCGGCTCCAACGCCCGTGCCTCGGCCACGGCGGGGATAGAAAAACCTATACCTACCCCAACAGCTATATAAATCACCGCACGACGCCACCATTTACCCTTTTGGCCCTGCACGTAAAATTTACCGAAAAACCCAAACAAAGCCGCCGCTAAAGCCCATGACCACCACATATACGGGTTTGTTTCAACGCCCACAAAAAACAACACTTCTGGCACGATCAAAAACAGTAACGTAAGATAAAACGCATAAGAGCTATAATGCGTAAAAGCGACATCGCGCCAATTCTCGACAATCCAATTTGGGCGCTTTATTTTGGAAATTAAATTTTTAATTTTGGATAATATCTTTTTAATCATAACTAACCCTTAATTTTTAAATTCAATAAAAGCCGCACCAACGGCAAGCACCGCCGCAACAATCACCGAAGAAACGATCGTCCACACACGCTTGAAGATATTATCAATCCGCAGCTCTTGCTTTTTAATCGCTTTATCAAGTCGGTCTATCTCACCAGACTTGGCCGTAAATCCTGCATCACCTTGCGCTTCTAAAACGGCAAATTTAGTTTTTAGGTCTGCGATTTCGATTTGGGTATCGTGCATACCTTTGAGTAAATGCGTCAAATGCCGATCCGTCGCATCGGACTTATGTTGAATTAAGTCCTTAAGACGGTCAAACAGAGCATCGTGGAGATCCTTTGCATTCTCAGACATCTTAACGATACTCACCGTTCGCCTTATTCCATTCCAGCACTGTATTCGCCCCCGCCAGAACCGTGCGATTACCGCGCACCCCAATATTGGACGGCGTATCATTCACCACAAAGCTATTACTAGCCCCGGCATTTTGTAGTGTAACCAACTGCCCGTCACGCACACCATCGGGAATGGACCCGACAGACGTTCCCGCCGCAGTCGCGTTGACCATGACAAAAATATGGTCATGCCCTAGACCAAGCGGCCACGTAATTGGCATCGCCGTACTTGCGCTACCAAAGGTCGCCCGAATGACATTAGGTTGAGAGGCGTCAAAATCATTTGTTGACACACGCGCAAAGGTCGAACTTGCCGCCACGGCATCTCTCCATCCGTTCCCAAGATATACGCTCTGATCAACCGAAACATCTATGATATCCGCACGACCCCCAAGGTTGTTGAAATCATTCAACCCGATCGTCGTGCCAGCGCGGCCCTTCACCTCAGAGTTAGAACATTTGAAGTAATCGGCGGTGGTAAAGGTACGCCCTAAAAATGGGTTATTCGATGTGCCGCGTGAAAAATCAAACCCAACGCCAGACACCTCTATCGACGCGCCATTATCCGCGTCAAATACAATGGCGTTTGTGTTGTCAAAGGCCCAATCAATAGACCCGCCTCGCCAATCTACGCGGGTGTTATTCGCATAAACAATGCCTGATGCGCCAGCCACCTCAACGCCTGTTCTTCCGCTATCCGCCTGCAAGATTAAACCATGTACTTGCGCACGGGCTTGCGCCGCTACCCCCGCATCCGTTTGCGCATGTTCGCCCTTAATATCAATCATATAAGCCCGATTATCATCCATCCCCGCCGTGCGGTGACAGGTCAGACCAATGACTTTCGGGATATTATCTTCGGAGGCGTTAATCTCAATACGCACAGGCGTCGCACAACTCGCAGACCCACCAATGACAGCCCCGTTAAAGCCGCGCAATAAAAAGCCGACAAACGTCCCATTCGGGCCGCGATGTGTCTCATTGACGGTGCAATTTATAAACTGGCCGTCCTCACAATCAGGATGAAGCGACCACGGCGCATTCATGCTTTCATCGGCATCACCATTATACACACGCGGACTGATCGTTTGCCCGAATAAGGCAGGGGAGGACGTATTTATATCCGCCGTCTCAATAGCAGGGGCACCCGACGTAAACCCATGACGACTTCTATATGCGTAAAGCTCATAAACTGCGGCACCTTGGCAAGACGTGACCCGCCGCCCATAACCAAACGCATCAACCGTCGGCTTATGACGCGGTGAAAACGCCAATGGATTGTAAAGTTTCGGCTTATAGCAAGAGCGGTAAAACACACCGCCGCCCATAGTGTCCAGTGTCACAACATTTTCTTCAACCGGCTCGACTATGCCGATCAATTCAATCATTTCCGAATGCCGTGTATCAGGCGCGCCGGGCGCGTCAAAGTAAACCCCGCCTTTTAGGCTCACCTCAGTCGTTCCAAATTTAGTGACTTTTAAACCCGTAGTAAGCTTCTCTTGTAGTTTCAACGCCTTATAGAAATAAATTAAATTACCATCAATTTTACCGATCTTACCACTCTCTGCACGGCGGCGGTTGGGGTAATTATTATCGGCCCCATTAGGGACTATATCCGTTGACAATATCTTGACGATTTGCCCGACAAAAAATGTAGAGGCATCAAGCACCCTAAACACAGTAACCTGCGTATTGCCGCCGCCATAGTCAACATCTGCGTAATCCAAATCAAATATGTCCATCGCGTCGGCATAAGTGGCATCGGAAAAACTAGACGTGATACGAACCGCAGGGGCATCATCTGCAACGCCCAAACCACGTTTGAGAAACGCCATACTAAAATCAGCCCGCACAGCGCCCGAAACGGGATCCACAATATCAACGCCCGTGGTAAACTCATAAGTCTGCCCCGCACGGCCTTTCAGGAGCTTACCCGTCTCCCCCGCCGCAACCCAAGCCGCATCAAGCGTAGCATATTGTTCAGGATAAATAACGCCGTCGGGAATGACTTTTTCAAACCCCGCCGCGATCAGGCCTGCATCCGTATCAATTGGGTCGGGCGGCGTCGCCCCGTCATTTGTGTACCAATTATTATTTAACGCCCACCGCGTCCCCCCCGCCGCAACAGGAATGCCCGGCTCCATCAATAACAACGCTGCATCATCGCTCTGCCCCAAAGGCACAGTTGTCATATTACCCGCTTGGTCAAAGGCTAGAACGCGCGAAGCGCGCGCCGAGGAGGCCCCCACATTATAGCTATCAAATCCCGTTCCTTTGGCATTCCCCAATAAAAAACTATCGGCCACGCTCGATAACGGCAAAATCGGGCCGCCCACAATTGGCCCGCCAAAGCGTGTCAAATCGCGCCGCGCATCCGAAAGCCCCGCCCGCAAATAGCGCAAATCATCATTCACCGCATCAGAGCTAAAGGCCGTGGACGCCGTATATTCGCTGGACCGCTCCCCGCTAATAACAGACCGAATAACTAAATCTTGCGAGGCGGCAGGGGCAGAGGCCAAAGTAATTTTCGGCACAGACGCATCAAAACTATACTCACTTTCAGACAGCGCCGCGCCGTTCAAAGTTAGCTCGATTTCAACATCTTGGAAAACCGTAAACGGCACGTCATAATCGACCTGCCCGCTTGATGTGATATATTTAATCTGACGATCAGCATCTTCGGTCATGGGAAGGTCCTATAAGGGTTTGCCCCATACTACCTCAAAATCGGAACCCCGCAGAAATTTGCTAATCTGGCACAGCTTCGGATAGGTCAGGCGCGCGAGACGGCGCGGTGTGGCCCGGCGCCCAATAATATCCCTGATCATTTTCACGCCGCGCATGACGCACGCGGCGGCGAAATTGCGCCGAGGCCTGCGGGTCAAGCGCTTCCTGCAATTGATCAAAAATTAACCTGTCCTTGGCAAGGCGCGCATAAAATGTACGGCCAAACGGCGTATAATCCCGCCCAAATTTGACGACATCACGGCCAAGATTTGTGTCCTCGCCTTTGGCGGCCTCAATCACATTGCCCACGGTCAACGCCCCCACATCCTGCACAGCCGAGGCTACAGGCCCCGCCGTATCTATACCGCTGGCCCCATATTCAGGATCAGCATTGGCCAGCAAATCGCCAAAATACCCAAGCCCGCCGCCCTTCAACATGGCCGAGCCCCAAAATTGCGGATCAGTCATATCCAAAGGATCGCGCCCCAGCGCAATCTGGCCGAGCTGCAAGGCCAACACCCCGCCCATCATATAGGCCGTGGCCATCACCCCCAAATAAGCGGAGGCAGGTAAAACGCCATATTGGGCGCGCGCCGCCGCAAACCGCGCAATATGCATATAGGTTATCGCCACAGGGAAACTTTTAAACATCATGGTCGATTTCACAATTTCACCCGCCAAAGCGCCGGGGCGTGATTGATCTTGTAAAAATTGGCGAGAGCGCAAACTCCCCGTCGGCGTGCCATATTCGATTTGCGCATTCATCCCCGCCAAATATTTCACAATCAACTCTGTCTTTTGACGATCGGGCAAATCCAACCGCGATAAAGACGACACATTCAGCAAAGCCGTGTCCGCATTCTGATCCAGCGGCGCGCGGCGAATAATGTCCCAATCCTCGGCAAGGCCAGATTTGCGCAAAATATTCTGCGTCGGCTCATCTAAATCGTCAAAAGATTGCGAGACTTTTTTGGCAAGCCCCTGCTGCCATTCAATCCCCATGGCCGTGCGCGCCGATTGCGTAATCTGCGACAGGCCGTTGAGCCGCAAAGCCGCATCGGCATAGCTATTGGCAATCCGCGCCATGCGGCCCGTGCGTGTTCCGCGCGCGCCGTCCACCCCCGCATCGCCTGTATATTTCAGCGCCGCCAAGCCTTGACTGATAATATGCTGGTTCACAATCCCCGCCTCAAGCGCGCGGACGCGATCGGCGCGCGAGGCGGGATTAAGCTGCCCAATCAATTGGCTGATTTGCCGCGTCACGCTCATCCCCGCATAACGCCGCGCCAAAGCCTGATTAATAAAATCCGTCGGGGCCGCCACAATGGTTGTGCCGCCCAAAAATGTACCTGTTAAATAAGACCGCGTGGCCGTGCCCAAATCTGCGGCGGTCGTATTGAGCGGATCATTCACCGCGCCCGTATAATGACGATACATCGTCTCCGACAATTTGGCTTTTGAGCGCGCGCGGCGCATCGCCTTATCATCCCCCGCCGCCGCTTTTTGTACGACATCACCTAAATATTTTATCACCGCATTGGGATTAGGACCAAAAGTCTGCATGGCGGCGATATCCGTGGCCATGCCTTCCATATGATCCAGCATCACATGATAGGAATTGCCCTCGCCAAAAACCTCTTGATAGGCGCGCCAACTCGGCCCGTCTTTAAAAATTAAAAACCGCTCTTCGGCGCGGCGATTGGCAATCGCCGACCCGCCGCCGCCCGCAGACGGATTTTTGCGCGACCACCCATTTGTGCGCACCGCTTCAAACATATTGCGCAGGGCGATCTCCATTTGCAAATCGGTCAAGGGCAAATCCGTGCCGCGATCTATCATCTTTTCGCGGTTTAACTTTGGCTCCACAAACTCCCGCCATTGCGCAAAAGTCGTTTTGCGAAACGCTTCCCCATTATGGCGCGTCGGCAGGCCCCACCCGTCTAATTTGCCAATATGCCCGCCTGCATTATTAAACATGGTCCGCAAAATCTCGGCCGCCTTATACCATCTTTGCGCATAGTCCGAGGCCTTGCCATTGCCCGTCGGTGTGCCAAAAATTTCATCGACCGTTTGATCTAATAATTTCTTATTACGCTGACCGCCAAAAATCCCCCGCATGAAATCAAGCTGCATCTCGCCCATCTCGGCGGCGATTATGCCCTGCACCGCTAATTTGCGATCGCGAATATTCGTATATTGAGCAAAGCCATCATCATGGAAATAAGCCAATAAAGCCGCAGGCTTATCACGCCCCGCATAGCTTTCCATTTCTTGATCAAGCCGCGCAATCGCGGATTGCGTCAAACGGGCTTGCCGCTTGCGCTCCATCGCCTCCCGTTCCAATTTATCAAAGGTCTGTTTCGCCGCCAAACGCGCCTGCTCATCCGGGCGCACAACGCCCTCTAATCCATCAAAAAGCGTCTGATATGTGTCGCGCGCCTCGGCGGCCTGCTCTGGCGTTAACGCGCCCTCGGCCAAACCATTGGCGATACACTGCGTTAAATCACTCATCGACACAGCCCCTTAATCGGTCCAGCATAGATTGATCTTGATCGAGCCGCCCTTGAACATCCTCGGCAGAGAGCGCACGCGCGCCAACCTCGCCATTTTCATCAAGCACTAAATCCACAGACGGCGCGGCGGCCTCTGGCGTCTCGCCAAATAAATCTTGCTCTAAACGGTCAATATCCTGCGTAATCTCTTCCAGCCTATCAGACGGGCGAGAGGCTAAGACGGCAGAGGCAGGCCCCGCGCTTTCAGCAGGGCGAATGTCCGCGCGTCCTGATCCTTCTGCGCGCCCACTTCCGCCGCCCGCACTCCCGCCTGTATCAGAACGGGCAGGGTTAAGGGCGGATAATCCGTCTGACTTGACAGAGGCGGCGAAGTCTCGCGCGACACGGGCAAGCGGTTCGCCGTCGCCGAGGCGGACGGCCGCCGCATTGAGCGCGTCGCTGATTGTCCCTTTTGAATTGGCAAGGCGTCGGAGGAGGGCTTCGGCTTGGGCATTATCAGTAACCTCTTTCTTATTGGCAGATTGGTCCAGCTTGTTTTGACCTCGCGCAGAAATATCCGCCTCATTGTCAATTAAAGTTCTAAACACCGTCGCATCGCGGCGCAACTGCTTTAAAGCGCGGTCCAGCACCTTGGCCCGTTCTTTATAAAGGCTTGTGGCAATATCTTCCTCGCCAAAAAGGGACGCCGTTGTCTCGACCCGCACGGGCTGGGACAGCGCTTGATCTATAATCGTTTCCGCCTGAAACAAATTATCAGGCGACACATCGGCCAAAAGACGCACAATCATATCTTGTTGGTCCAGCGGCACACGCGCGCCAATGGCCGCGCCCATATTGTCAAGAATAACGCCGTTCACAACCGCCAAAAAGGCGTCATCGCCAAGCCGCGCTAAACCCTGCGCTTGCTTCAAACGCACCGACGATAAGGGCAGGCTGCCATCTTCTAAAATATCCGGCGCAACCTTCATAATCTTGGCCGCATCTACGGCAGAGCCAGAGCCTTCAGACAGGTTTTTGGCCGCCGCAATGACCCGCGCATCTTGCGCCGCAATCCCGTCCGCCGCGCGGTAACGTGTCCCATATAGGCGAATATCCGCCTTTGGGTCTGCCTCTAATAAACGCCGCGCCAAAGCCGAGCGCTGATGACCATCGACAATAAAACTCTGCCCCGCCTCATCCTCCCAAACAATCACCTGATTTGACCGCGCAGGGTCCCATTGCGTCACATCGGACAGGCGATCTGTCACCCCGTCCTTATCGCCGCCGCTTTTAAACTGGAACCGCTTCGCATCCACAGCCAAAACGCGCGGATCAAAGACCTCAAGCCCGCCTGTCACGACTTCGCGCGTCACAGGCCCTTGCGGCACACTAAAATCATCCCCTGCCATAGCCCCGCGCACAGCCTGCTCATGCGCGATTTTATCCTGCACACGGCCCGTTACGGGGCTTTTATCTCTCAAGGTGATATCTGCCTGCACTTGCGCGGCCACATAATCCCCCAGAGGCGTTTTCGGCACGTCAGGGCGCTCATAGGCCTGCACAGCGGCCTCACGCGTCACAGGCGCAGCCTTGGCGCTTAAATCGGCCTGCGCAACCAAATCATTCAACTCCCGCGCAAAAAGCCGAGAGCGATCAGGCGATAAAAGCCCCGACGGCACACGATCGGCAATCGCCGACGCGCCAATCTCTAAGCCCTTCCCGCCTGCGCCCAAAACGCCGCCGCCCACGCCTGCAAGGGCGATATTATCCACCGCCTGATCAAATCCTGCCTCAAGGCCTAAATTCTCGCGATTGCTTTGCACAAATGGCTGCAAGGCCGTTTCAATCCCTGCATTAATGGCTGCGCCCTTGGCCGCCGCGCCCAGCACGGTTTTAGACGCCCCGCCCAAAGGCAACGTAATTTGATTAATCGGGTCTGTCAGGCTGCCGCCGACCGCGCCGACAAATCCTGCCGCCTTCGCGCCAAGCCCGGCGCGGCTATTTAAATCCGCTTCGACGCGCTCCCGCTCTTTCGCTTTTTCGCTCATAATGCCCAAAAGGCCCTCTGATGTCGGGATAAATTCCGCAAGGTCTGGGCGGTCTTGGCGCAGCCGCTTAAATTCGCGCTCATACCATGCCATTTGCGCCACAGCATAATTCAGCATCGTCGCGGCCCCGCCGCCTTCCGGGCTACGGGCATTATCAAAAATATCCTCTGGCGGCTCAACATCCAAACCCGTCTCCGCCTTGATTTTATCAACGGCTAACTCATAGGCCTCCATACGCTGATAAAAATTCGACGTCGAATTATTGACCATCGCCATACTGTCAAAGCTCGCGCGCAATTGCTCGCCAAGGCTTGTGCGCCCGCCGCGCGTAATTTGCGCCGTGACAGGCGGGGGTGTGGCTGTCCCGTAAAACATTACTGACCGCCCAACATCCATTTGGAGATCACAGGGTCGGCGCGCAAATCATCTTCAATCGCAGAGAGGTTCAAAATGAATAAATCCTCGGCGCCGTCATTGGCGCGCCCCACATATTGCGCGCCCTGCGCAAAAGGGTCAGTCAATGCCACGCGATATTGACCGTCTCCAGAAGACACAAGATAGGCCCCGCGTAAATCTTCTGGCGTTAAAACATCGCCGTCAATATCCACAGGCGGCGCGCCCCCTGCTTTTTCCCATAAGTCTGGCGTCAAGCGATCGACCACATCTTCCAACTTATTATGGCGCAGAAAAGGCGGGGCAATCACATTTTGCCCGCGCACCTCCGCCACCCCGCCAAAGCGCTCTTGCGATCCCAATAAAGGATCACGCCCATAAGTCGCGCCTAGCGCCTTTTGTAAATTCCGAGATAATATTTTTTGCGCATCCTCCCCGCCGCCGGGGGCCACACCGTTTTGAAAGGCTTCGGCCTCATAGGCCAAAAGCGCCGTCTCGCGCACAGCCTCATAGGCTTGCGGCAAAGCGGCAAAAGCATCGCCAAAACTATCCGCAATGATTTGCTCTAAATCCGCCTTCATCGGCAAGCGAGACTGAAACCCGTCCGACGCCCGTAAAGCCAGCCCTTCCGCCGCCTGCGTGATAAGGGTCGCATCGCCGCCTTTTTTGATCAGCGCGCCCATATTCGCCAAAACAGGCGCATCATCAGCGACCTCTGATAAAACCTCAAACGCCGAGGCATCATCTAAATCTTTGACAGACGCCGCCACAGATAACGCCGCATCCCCGCCCTGATCTGCCAGACGCTTTAACTCGCCGTGCTCTTCATTCGTAAAATAACGCGGGCGTGTGCCGTAATACTCTGCGCTGGTCTGCGCCATACCGCGCCGCGCCATAATTTGCGGGCCAAGCTCTGCCTCAAAATCAAGCGGAGTTATCGCGGCGACACCCTGCCTTTGCGCCCACTCAAGCGGGTCTTTCGCCAAGGCCGTCTCCATAGTCGATAAAAACGCCCCTGCGGCTTTCAAGCGCCCCACATCTTCAGCCCTCACGCCCTGCGGATTAGATTTTGCCTGCGCCAAAACCTCCCGCACAGCCTGCGGATTGGACGCCTGCAAAGATTTTGTAAATTTTATATCCGCCTGTAATTGGCGGTAATCTTCGCGTAAATCAGGATCACCCGAACTACGCGCCATAATCCCCAAATCCCGCAGCTCATCAGGGTTAGGCGCAAAGCCAGCCGACACCACTTGGCGCATATCCCGCAAGACGCCCTTGGCCTCGGTCGCCGAGACTTTGCGCGCGCGCTCATGCTGCGCTAAGGTCTGGCGCATACCCGTGACAATACTCTCATATTCATCGGGCGAAAATTTCGCAATATCAGATCCATCTTGACGATATTCGGATTGAAAATTTTCCATAAATTCAGCTTGGGCCTGCGCCGTGTCGAGCCGCGAAAACTGCCCCATCACACGATTTTCAGTCACATCACGTGACATATCAAACAGGCTATCCACAATCGCCTCGGCGCTCATCACGCCGCTGCGCGAGGCATCGGGCGGATAGGTTACGCCGTCCAGCTCAAATTCCGTCTTCGGGCCATGCTCAATCAGCAAAGCCCGCATCCCGTCAATATCTCCCGCCAAAGACGCATCATCTTCGGGCGAACCTTCGGACAAATACGCCTTGCGCGAAATATCGCCAGAGCGCTGCGTCAACTGCTCTAAAAACACCGCCTTATCTGCATCACTGACCGCGCGGCGATGTAAGCGCCCCGCTTCGCGCTGAAACGGCGCGGCAAGGCGAGACAGCATTAAATCAAATTCGCCTTTAATCTGCTCCGGCACGCCAGAGCCATAGCCTTCCGCAAAGCTCGTAATCTTTTCCTGCAATTGAAGAGGATCATGGCTATAATCCGCCGCGATTTTATCAAGCCCCTGCCGCCCTTGAATTTCCAACCGCGCCAAATAAGACCGCGTGGCCGCCTGATTATAAGCGCGCCCTTCTGGCGTATTAACATCTTGCAAGACAAGCGGCCCTAAATCGGGATTAAACCCATCTTGCCGCCCTTGGGATTGCGATTGGCGTACATTGGCCGCTTTTTGTTCTGCTTCGGCCACGCGAGCTTTTTGGTCGCGGCGGCCTTCAAGCGCATTTAAAGACGCTGAAATCCCCGCCGCGCTGCGCCCGACCGATCGCGCAAAATCGCCGCCCGTGCCGACAACGGTGGAGATTTGAGAGCCGCGCGGGTCACGCCGCTGCACCTGCCGGGCGCGCGCCATTATCCTAATTCTCCAATGGCAAACTCACCGACCTTGCCAATCGCGCCGAACAAGCCTGATTTGCGTTTTTGGCCCGCCGCGCGGCTATAGCCCTTGGCCCGCATATCGCGCTGCCTCTTGCGAATGCCGGCATTATCCAATTGATTATTAATCTGGCGATCTGTCTCGCGCAGGGATTGACGTCGCGACGCCGCGACGCTACCCGATCCCAAATCCACACCATTGGCGGCAAAGCTCAATCTTTGCTGGCCTGCTATATTCAAAAACTCACGATTAAGCGATGTCACCTTTTGGCGCGCCTCGGTATATTCCGCCTGCCCCAATAAACGCTCTTCTTGCGCCCGTTGCTCTAATTGATACCCATCCGCGCGGCCCGCCGCGAAACTTGAAAACGCCGTAAAGGCCGTGGCAGCGCCCTTGGCGACCGTCAACGCCGTGCCGCCTGCCGTAGCGGCTGCGCCTGCCGCGCCCGCCGCCGTGGCTACCGCGCCGCCAACGGAACTGGCCGCCGCCATTAATGCAGGAACTACCATCATTGCGACGTCTCCATATCTAAACTTTTCAAATGAAACGCACCTGGCACAGCCAAGCGAAACTTTAAATCAGGCCGCACAGTAGACCCCGTAAAGCCCGCCGCGATCACCTCGCCTTTATGGACGGGCAACGCCTCATCAAAATTAAAACCGCCGGGCTTTTGCGGCTCATAACGATAGAACTTTCCGCCATTCGCGGACACTTCAAAAGCTGGACATGTCTCAAACCAAAAATGCGCCTTCACAATGCGATATTTTTCCTTGCGAAAGCCGCCCTGCTCACTGGTTTTACGCACAGGTAGAGTATCAAACTCAACATCAAATCTCAAACCAACCTCGATCGCGCCCTCAAGCGGCGTTGTAAAAACCGCCAGACCATTGGCAATTGTCACATTCTCAATAAAGGCTCCATTACGGACAACGCAGACCTGCGTTCCGTCCGCCAAATGCGACATATCCACCGAGGCAATCGGCGTTCCGTCAGACACATCAAAAACAGAACTATCCAGCACAGCCCCGTCATCAAACACTTCTAAATAAATATCGCCATTGCGCTGCACGGCAAATTCCAAATTGGCCTCATCTTCGACCCCGACCGAAATAATCTCTCCCGCCGTCTCCATACGGGTAAAGGCCACAACATCATGGGAGCGTAAAAGCGTCAAAAGCGCCGCAGGATTATCGCCGCGATTTGGCATGACAATCAAATCCGCTTCTTTTGTCCGCCGCGCAGGCCGCCGCGTCAGGGCAATCGGATTAGGCAAAAGGTGCGAGGCGTGCATGGAAATATTTTCAGGCACATAATTTTGTTCAGCCTCATTAAACACAGAAGCATAAAGCGCGCCGCTACGGCGGCCAATAAATAAAATTGGGCCATCCACAACAACAGGGCGGATCGTCTCGCGGCAACCCACAGCCGAAGCCTGCCGGATTGTAAACTCATCACGGCTGACACTATCAGACGGCACAAAATATTCCGCAGAGGCCGTAAACACCATCAAATTGCGCCCCGCCACAATATGCCTGACTTCGACAACGCCCGACCCGTCCAAGGTGAAATCAAGCCCCACATCCACACTTTCTAAATCCGTATTCAGATTAAAATAATCACCGGACACCGTGCCTAATAAAGTCGCGGGGCGAGATTTAAGACCGCCTAAAAACTGCCTTTGTTGATAAAAACTACCACAGCGCGGCCAGCCCCGCGCCGCAGAGATCACAGCCTCCCCGCCCGCCTTACCTCTATTCACCGTGGACGCCACAACGCCGCCGCTTTCAGAACTCACCGTTGTGCCGAACATTTCAGGCCATTCGCGATTGCCATTATTACCCGTAAAATCAATCGTCAGAATATCCCCCGACGCTGAAACGCTGACCCCGCCATTACGCAGATTTTTAAGCTCTAATAAGGCCGATTGCACCAAAGCCGCCGTGCTGGCCCCATAAGTGATAGACCGCGTTGTCTCCCCCGCAATTGTGATATTAAACACATCGCCGGACAGATAATCCGTAAATCTCAATTGTTGCTGCGCATCCTCGCCATTCAACGCTTCGCCCGTATAATCAAATAAAGGAATATTCTCATAGGCCACTGCGCGGCTATCCCACGCCGTATGCCGCCCACTGCGCAAAATCCGAAAAGGCGCATAATCGGGATGAAATAAAATAAGCGTATCCAAAGCCTGAACATAGGTCACGCGCGCTAAATCTTCGGATATATGCGGAATGGCCACACTGGCCAGATAGACCCCATTGGAAAATATTTCCGCATTCTGGTCGGACAGCCAAACCGAATAATATTGATCAGATGAAAACGCAAAAGGGATTTGCGCCGCACCTGACAGCTCAGACGTCTCAATATGAAAGCTAAGATTGTCCGCATGGAAGGTCTGCGCCGCCGCAATACCGTCCGCCATGATACGCCAATTTTGGGCCGCGCGCGGAGGGCTTTGCGAAAAACGACGCGTGCGCAAACCCGTGTCAATATCTTGCGGCATTCCGAAATCATACCACACGCCGCTCACGCTATATTGCACCCGCAAATTTGGGTAATCCAAGACAGCCACACTGGGGTCGGACGCGCTTATCTTTGCGCTTGGTTTTCTAAAATCATAATTATAATCGTCATAACCATAAAATTCATCACCGCCATCATCGCGGCCATCCGGCAAAGGATCATCGGGCGTGGACCCGCCGCCCGTGCCGCCGCCGCCGGGCGGCGTTGTGCCAGCCCCCGCCGATCCATCATCAAGGTAATAATCTGTGATATCGACCGCTGCGACAGACACCGCCACCCCAAAGTCAATTTCTGCAATACTATAATCCGTATCGGCGACAGACCCCGTAACGGTCGCAAAGGCCGCGCCGTTCACAAAATCCGCAGCAACCCCGCCATTCGGCAGCGTCAACTCATTTTCTGTGACATCCCACTGAAATAATTTTCGCTTTAAACGCGCAAAAACAGACATCCCCGGACGCACAGACAGACCGCCATGCGGGCGCGAAATCACATTCAGGCCACGCGCTAGGCCATTATCATAAAGCGCTAAATCAACCCGCTCATATTCATCAGGGTCAATCTCGCCGCCATTAAAATTTAATTGCAGACGGCTCACGTCCAGCTACCAAAATTTGCACGATTGCCACGATGTGAGGATTGCCCATTATGCGCATCTACCAAAGGCCCGCGCCCAATAGTGAACGCTTGCCGAGGCCCCGCCCCCGCCGCATCGGTTGAAATCGCTGTTTTAAACAAGCCGCCCCGCCCGCCTTCGCGCGGCGTGCCAAAGGCTTCACTCTGATAGCGGTCTTTTAATCCGCGATCATCACACAGAGAAATCGCCAAATCCGCTGCCAAAGCGCGGACAAGCAAATCTCTAAAGGTTCCCGCATAGGCGCGAGAGGTGACATAATCGCAATAGACAATTTCATGGTCTGTGAGAACATTATCGCCGAAAATTTCCCAATCGCCAATAATCGAGCCATGCGCATTGGCATAATAGCGGCGCGGAATACCGTCGCGATCAACTGGCAGCGCATGAGCATAATCCCAACCTACAGGCGTCACATCGCCATTGCGCGCTAATTGCTTTTGTTGAATGGCAAATCGCCAAGGATAGGCGGATAAAAGCCGCCCTAGAACCAAATTGAATAAGCGTTCAGACACTTCACTCGCAGGCGTCAACCCATCAAACGCAGAAATCGCGTCATGACCCACAAGGGCCAGCGCGTCATTGACAACAGAAATTTCATTCGCAGAAGTTTGGGCCATGCTCACCTTTCAAGAAAACCATCCGGCGGCGAGAGAGCGCCGCCGGATGTAAAACAGTCTGCGTTAAGCCTGCTTTGTAACTGACGACGTTGACCCGTCATCATCATCGCCAGTATCTTTATCGTCAGTCTCTTTTTTACCTTTAGTTTTGGGTTTGGCGGGCGTTTTACCCGCCGCATCTTCCTCTTCCAAAACGATAGCCTCCAAAGCCGCCAAACGCTTTTCAACGTCAGTTAAATCTGGCGCAGGCGCCTCAATTTTTTCAACCTTATAGGTAAAACTGGACGGATTTTTCTTCGTCGGCTTTTGCGGAACCTTACGCACAATAAGATCAAAAACATTGACGGTTTTCGCATCGGGCAGGCTTATCACCTTCATCACCGAAATATCAGGAATATGCTTATCCGCATTATTAAAATACCCATCGGTGAGAACGTCGGCAGGTTTATCTTGCGTGACATAAGCAAAGGCCGAAATCGCCAAAGCCGATAAAGCGTTAATAAAAACGCCGCTATGAAGGCGCTGAATAGCATTGGGATTAGAAATTTTCATAATAATCTTTCAAATATATTTAAGGAAATAGTCGCGGCGCAGACCGCCGCGACATCAAAAGCAAAGATTAAGCGGAAACGCTCACATCTTTCATGGTGAATTTCTGCACACCCTGATAATCAATCGTGGCCGCAGCCTGATCAATATATCCATAAATATTCGTACCGGGCAGACCTGTCCCTAATGTCGGAGCCGTCTCTGTACGAATATCACTCAAAGACACATGCCCCACGGCAGGACGATGGAAAGCAAGGCAATCAACCGTTGCGCTTGCGCCGCTCCCTGCCTTTGTAAGGCCCCTATGCTTCATGATATAGCCGCCATTCCAATATTTACCTTGAATGCGCGTGCTGGAACTCAAAGAGCGATCCCCCGCATCAATAAAGTCGGCACTGGCGAAGGCTTCGAATAAGAGAAGGTGCGAGTAAACGCGGGGCGACACCAAGACGGTGATTTCACCATCAGAATGCACATCTCTTTCTTCAAGGTCTGCCATGATCTCAACCAACTGCTCCAATTCAGGATTTGTGGTAAAGACCTTAGCCGTGCGCGCGCTGGCCGTAACAGCCGCCGCATCCCCCGCCTCGACAGCCGCAATGATTTGCGCATCACTGGCGCGGCCAAGCTGCATAGCCAAGGATTTAGCCAACTCATCAAATTGGTTGTAAGTGAGACGATCTCGATCTTGCCTGTCTTGAAAGTGAAGCGCTGATGTCTCAACAGGCGTGACTTTGACGACTGGCAAGTCAATGTTTTGGGCGGTCAGGCTTGCGCCGCGCGCACGCTCCGTTGACGTTGTTTTACCCATACGGAAAAACGTATAATCTTTGGCATCCGTGAGGTTGATTGAATTAACCCGATCGCGCAGACGGCGCTCTCTTTGATAAAAGTGAATAACGCGTGACGCGAATTTTGAACCATAATGGTTTGGTGCATTTGTGTTTGACATGGAATTAACCCTCAAATTGTCGTTGTAAGAAACATCGAACAGGCCGAGGGCCGAAATTTAGCTCAGGCGCGAAACATGCGGGGCCAAGCCAAATGCAAAACGGGTCCATCCTGTCGGACGACCCGTTATAAGCGCAAAACTAGAACCCCGCAGAAATTTATTTCTTGGCGCGCTATCCTTTACGGTCCAGCGCGTCAAACGCACTATCAACCTTGGACCTAAAGGCCGCATCAAAACTACCGGAGCCGGGATTATAACGCGGGTCTGACATCGCTTTTTGAAGACCCGCCCGCGTCGTTTCAATCCCGCCCGCATCGCCGTCACTCGGCAGCACCATGCCCGGCTCACTCTGCGCTTTCCTAATCGCGTCTAAAAATAACAAGCCCTTCGGGGAAAACGCCGCCAAATCCTGCGCCGCATCCACTAATTCGGCCACAGCGGCCTTGCCTGCCTCGGTCGATTGATCGCCTAATTTACCAGACGCGGCCATATTTTGAATAAACGCGCCGACATCTCCGACGATCTTACCGCCCGCTTCTTCGCCGCCAAGCCCTTCGTAAAAACTTTCCATTGTGGTCGGAGCTTCATAAAACCCGCTTTCCAGCGCATCTTCAATAAACCCGTTCACCAGTTTTTGCGCGGCCGCCTGCCCGACACCCTCGCCATGCGCACGTTCGGCAAATTTCTTTAAAAGCGGATCATCTGCGCCATCACCATATTGCTCTGCATAGGCTTCCGGCAATTCAAACTTATATCCGTCCGCACTTTCGGGCACATCACTCGCCGCCTTGCCTTTGCTCAAAGCCTGCCTTGCGCCAATATAACCATCTCGCAGTTTTTCAAGCGTGGCCTCTGGCGTCTCGCCCACCATGTGTTCTGGTACGCCCGCCGCCCAAACAGGCAACTCTTTTTTCGGGCCGTTTTGCAGCGCAGCTTTAACAGGGTTTGCAGGTTTGGCAGAGCCATCACCCGCGCCGCCTTCGCCGCCATCCGCTGCAATGGGCGCAGGCGCGGCGCTATTCATAAGCGCCTCTTTTATGGAACTTGGCGCAGCAGGCGCTGGATTATCCGCCGGAGCGGTAACGGGCAAATCAGTCATGGGTTAAGTCTCCAAAAATCGCGCTAATTGAAATAAGATATTCATCTGCCCCGCACGCTGCGCGGCATATTCCCCCGCCGATTGCCCGGCAGGCGGAGGATAGACAGGCCGCGCTAAAGTATAACCCGCCATCCTTTGTAAAAACTTGCGGCCCGCAGGCGTATTAAACACCGCGCGCCCCAACTCTTTAAATTCTTCGATTTCTTTTTTATCTTGGACATCTTGCGTTAACAGGACTTGCTTTTGTTCTTCAAACCGCCTGGCAAAATCACCCATCATAATCTGACTGATAAAGGCTTCGCCTGCAATATCGACGGACGGGTTTTTCATAAGGCACTTTCCATAGCATTTTCAACGATACCGGGCTGGCCTTGCGCCTGTGCTTGGGCTTGGGCCTGCGCAATAAATTGCGCGATCATTTCCATTAATTTTTCTTTTTCGACGCCTTCGCGCTGCAAAGACATATCCACGCCCATCAACTCGCCGACGCGCGGAAGAATTTCTTCTAATTTGTAAACCAGCGCGCTCATTTCTTGGCCGCCAATCCCCGCCGAGATTTCCAAGGTCTGCACAATGCGCTCAACCTCGGCCAAATTCTGCGCCATCGCCAAAGGCCCGACGGGCTTGACCATAATATTACGCTGATCAATCCGCAGGTCTTTATTCAGCAAATCCTTTTTGTGCAAAATCTCTTCGACGCGCTGATAAAGTTTCACGATATATTCAGAGGTGATGCGCCCAAAGGCCACGCTAATATCAAAATCCTGACTTCTTTGCCGCGCAATGATTTCCGTCGGCGAGCGCACAGCCCCCGCTTCCGGCGGCAATTGATCATCCATCAGACCATTTTTGATTTGAGCGCGCTGATCCTGCAAAATCAGATCTGAAATATTGAAATTATTCGGTAAGTTTAACTGCTCAATAGAGCGACCATTATACGCCCCAGAGCTATTGCTTTCGACCATAATCATGCCGCCCGCCTCAATCTGCGCCTTATCAGGATTAATAATCCCGTCATCCGTCACAGTAAACACACCGAACAAGGCCAAAGCCCCCGCCATCAAAATTAGCTCCACCTGCTTATTCGCCACCATCACATTGGGCAGCACAATCATGGCAGGGCCGCGCCCAATATCTTCGCCCGGTAACATAAAGAAACGCGGGACCACAGCCGGGCAGGTGCGAGAATGAAATTGCATTAATTCGGTTTTATCATTCACCACTATCAATTGATATTTCCAGCGCTTATTTTCATCTTGCGCGGCGCTCTGGTGACAAATGGATTGTAGCACTTCATAATTTTTTGTGGTGCTTTTGCCTTCTTTGGCGGCTTTTTTCAGCGCCTCTGACATCTTTTCGCGATATTGCGGCCACGCATCATAAATCTCTTTGGCGCTATAGTCCTTTTTCCAGTGAACTTCGCTCACTTGGCCCTTAGCGTTACAAGCCGTCGCCACTTCGGAGAAGGGCGCAGCGATATAATCAATCAAATCGCCAAACGGATCATCACCCTCTAAGACAAACAAAACACCCGTTCCCGCCACATAATCCATATACATTTCCATACTGGCCGTGTGAAACTGTCCTGTATCAATCGCCATCCTGAAAATCTTATTCTCAAAGGCAAGCTGACGCTTTAAATCGTCTTTTTTATCTTCGGGGAATAACGGCCCCGCGCATAGCTCCGCCCAGACAGTATTGGGCGGCGTGACGCGCTCTTGAAATCGACCCGCAAAACGAAACGCCGAATAAACCGCCGTACTGTCAAACAAATCATGGCGGCGGGACGCCCCGACCTCGCCGTCCTCTGTCCGGCGATAGGGCAGAATATAGCGGTAAATATCATCAAAAACGGATTTCCACTTCTCCTTCGCCTCATAGGCGCGGACGCTTTTTTGGATTGTCGTTTCGACCTGATTATCCTGCATCTTATGAACCGCCGAGATTAGACGTCACGCCCAACGCGCTACCGTTAAACATTAATTGCTTTCGACCCTGACGGCTCACGCGGAGGGTTTCGTTGGTGCGCTCTGCGGCGCTGGCTTGCGCTTGCTCTGCGGCGCGGTTGCGCGCGCGTTTATTCGCGGCGATTGTCTCTTCGTCTGGCTCTGGTGCTTTAGGTCCCACTGATAAACCTCAAAAGTTATCGGGCCAATCGTTCCGACCTGCCCTGTTGCCTGAAAACCCAATAGCCGCGCTAATTTAACAGGGCCTTGGATATCTGTTCTGACAGAACTTACCACGCTTTCAGAACCCCGCAAAATTATCTCCATCACAGAGAGAAACGACCGCCGCGCGGCATGACGGCGGCGCGCAAGCGCAGGCCCCGCGCAAAACCAAAGCTCATCAGCACCGCGCAGCACATAACGCCCTGCCAGCGCGACAAGCTCCGACCCATCTGTCAAAGCCACCGTCTCATCAGACCCCCAAAATTGTTTAAACACCGCCGCCCGCAGCCTATGCCCCGCGATAAGACGCAAGCCGCGATCATCTTGGATTTGGCTCAACACCCATTGCGGGGCAGGACTATGCAAGGTAAGCGGAGAATTAGCGCAAGACATTAAAGCCCCCCTTTCGCAAAGACCGAGGCGGCGCAGACACACGGCGCGCGCCCAAACGATCCTTATCACGGCGGCGGTCCATCGCGCGGCGCGCGCCCTTGGCCTGAACGGATTTAAGCCCCTGATCGCCCAACTCCTGATATTGAATGCAATCTTGCACATCGGAAAATCCGGGCAATTTGTTTGGCTTTAAGCCATCGTGAATAACGCCCGTTTTCACGTCCTTTTTATAGCAATATTTTGAGTTAAAACCCTTGCGCGTATAAACCATAGATTTACAAAACAGGATCGCAGGGATTACATTATCAATTCGCTGCTCCAATGGCTCCCTCACCGCATCCGTGCGCATTGAAATTTCATTACTCGGCGCAGGCCGAAACCGAATGCCCGTCAAATTTATGACCTTTTGCGCAAAGCTGACATCGCTCATCTCGCGCCGCGAGGCCTGCTCATCGCCGCCAAACCACGCCGACGGGTCGCCAAAATTATCATCCCCAATGCGAAAGCCCGCAAAATCCGTCTCAAGCACATGATTAATTTGATCTGAAAAGCGCGAAGGCCCAACCCCGCCGCCTTCATTCACAATCTCGCGCAAATATCGGCGCTGCCCATTCGGCATTTTTTGCCGGAACGTCGCAGACGGGTGACCGCCCGCATCAAAACTTATATCAATCGGCAGGCCTGGCACAGGCTCCAACTTGGTTTTTGAGAAATGAATATCGTCATTAAATTCATTCGCGTAAACAGGCTGGCCGCTTTTAGAATAGCCAAAATCCCCATGGACGTTTTTACGTACAAAATCAGGCTTGGCCCCCGCTGCCATTTGCTCATAATAGCCCTTGGGGAGATTTTGAATATTTTCAGCCTGTGCAGACAGACCCGAAGGCTGTTTAAAAAACTCTCTAAACCGCTTCACGTTCAATCCAACATCTTTGTTGAAGATAGCAAGGAACGTCTTCTCTTTCTCGCTCATTGGCTCATCAATATCTTCAACAAAATCCTTGTAAATCCAATGATCAAAATCCGTCGGATTTAACGATCCCCACGCCCCGCGCCACGCGCCAACTGTTTTGTCTAGAAGGTCCGTCTGACGAGGAAAGCGACCGACCCGCCCGACCGCGTAATCCACGACTTCGGGGAAAAATCCGTCGGCTTCCTCAAATTGTATGCCGCAGCTCGCAAACCCCTTGAAAAATGTTTCAATGTTTTGCTCACCAATCGCCGCAAAGTGCATAATCAAACGGACAGGCCCATGACCATCTTCAAACTCAACAATGTGCTTGGCAGGACGATCTTGGCCGCCCGACCAATCCCCCCAATCTGGCGGGAACCATTCCCACCATGACGGAATAGACGTTTTGTAAAGCCCGCGATAACTATCCCGCACAACAAGCCCCACATAAATGCGGTAATGCCGCCCTTGCTCATCTACCTCTTTAAAAAACGGCATACGAATGGCGCGCGTTAAATGCTCATTAATCGACACAGACGTCTTACCCGACCCAAACGGCCCCATGATAAACCGCAAGGGCGCATCCGACTTGGCAAATTCAAACGCGATAGGCCCCGGATAATCAAAACTCCGAAAATCAATCAGCGCGTTTTTTGGGACGCGGCTCATCAGCTCCTCATACGTCTCGCCGCCATAGTCCCAAGTTTGATGTGGATCGACCTGTCTCATATCCCCCGCACCCCCGCGCCTGCGTCAACCCCTTGGCTTTTCGATTTGAACCATATTTTAGACCACAACCCCCGAACCCACTTCCGCGAGAAAGATTTGGCCGTCATTGCCAGATCGCGATTTTTGGCCCAATGTGGTGAACAAGGGACATCAGCGCGCGGCGAAGTCAAACTTCGGGAGGCCTCTTGCCATGGCGCGCGGCGCGATGACCGCCCCCCCTTTTTGGATTTGACCGAGCGCGCACCAGTTATATAATCAGGTGCGCGGCGCTCTGTTTCTTTAACTATATCAATCACTTAGCGCCTTTCGTCCGACTTTGCACTGTCCGACTTTTCAGCAGGCGCAAGGCTATGCCGTTGATTTTGTTGACTTTTTGAAATATTAGCAGGGACAAGCTCAATCGTCCGCTGCGGCGCAGCCTCAACACCCTCTGGCGCGCCAATCGTGCCGATTTGCAGGATAACACGCTTTTGGTCTGTGACTTCCACCTCGGTCGGCATTTTGCGCTCAGTATAGGGGAGGAGCGCCTTTAAAATCCCCGTCTGTTTATCGAAAGCCCGTCCGACATCGAAAACCTTTTTATCCCCCTTCCCCTTGGTCAAATGGGCTTCCACAGCATAATCACGCGGGGCCATGAACGCACGGCGCGCCAATTCTTCTGCTGGAGAACGCCCGTAATCCTCACGAATACGATCTGCCAGCCTGTCATCATACTTCCCCTTAGCCCCCCGCTTTCGCCCGGCACGTTCAGGCGGCACATCGGACGCCGCAGTCCGTTCACCTGCCCCAATATCCCCGCTTGCGCCCTTATCCGGCGCGCCAGCCTCATTTTGCGCCGTTTTCAAATCATCGCCCATGTGTGCCCCCAAAAACCCCTAAATTTAAGGGAGAAACACCATAGAACAGGCCTGTTCTACGCCCTGTTCTACCAATATTGAGAGATTTCAATGATTTAAGACCTAATAGAACAGTAGAACAGTAGAACAGTATAATTTCCCATATGCGCGCGCGCACACACAAAACAGGACTATAGGTGTTCTGCTGTTCTGCCGTTCTATGCATAGTTAACCCACTGATAATAAAGGATTTTAATAGAACGGATAGTAGAACACGCTCTGTTCTATAACCGTCCGTCAAATCCCCTGACGAAAAGCGCTCATAGCACAGACCTCATAACCCCGCAGAAATCGCCCTGAAATGGCTCGGCCAAACCTTTCTCCGCAACCTCGGTGCGGTCTAGCGGTGCGGGTCTGATGAGGGGATAAACGCTCCCAAAATAAAAAATCAGCGCAGAGCTAACCGCGCGGATTGAGGCCTTGAAATAAAGGGGTGCGGGGGATCTGTCCTAGCCCTGCTTATGCTGGGTTTTTGTTTGGAGCCCTTGGGGGACGCATGGCGTAGGTTATTTTTGTTGTTCCATATTCATCAGAAATTTCTAACGGGGAATAGCATCCAATCCTCTTTGTAGGTCTTAACCATTTTTTGTTTATATATTTGCAATCAACCACCCTGTGCGACCCCTCATTAGATATTGAAATAATAACGTCGACATCAAGTCCATCTTTCCATTCTTCGGGTATATCCTCAATAGGAACCCATGGGCATTTCTCCATTTCCCCCACCCTCTCAATTAAGGCTTTATGGGCCTTGAGAGCGGTTATTATCTTAGGCATTGTAATACAGTCAGCGCATCTGCACTTTGGTAGTCCCTGCCCATTATGGGAAGCGTGTTTATCTGCGTCCAGCATTTCAGCTTTGTTTATCAGTTCATCTATATCAGTCATGGGGTTTCATCCATATTGCAAACAATTAGCGCAAAAAGAATATTCTTGGCCTCGTTCAGAGATATTGACTTACCTGTATATTTAAGAACCTCTTGACAAAGTGTCGTCTCTTTCACAGTTTCTTTCATATCCAAATTGATTGGCGGTGTACTACTTGCTCTCATTTCTCTCTCCTGTGTTGAGGGCTTGACGGGCCATTCGGAGACATTCTAAAACACTATCACCCACAAAATGCCGTGTTGGAATTTCGGAAAATACACAGTTCACCGCTATAACACTACTCGGCCCGCTAAAATCAGGGTTGTCATTTAATATCTCAACGGAATAGCCCTCGTCACGCCTTAGCCAATCTATGTCACCTTGGTATTACTCAAACTTGGCAAGCTCGGCCTGAAGGGATTTAATTTTGATTTCCTTCATAATTAATACTCGAACCTCACTCACTAAAGGGTGCATAGGCTTGCTTTTCGTTTTTTCATTCCACCAAGCGGCAAGCTCTCGCAACTCCGCCACATCATCCGTCTTAGTATCAGGCAAGGCCGCCGTCCTACGCACACAACCACACCCCGCATTTTTGATTTCACCATCCCTACAAACTAAACACATCATCTTCATTTCCTTTCATCAATAAATCACATAACCGCCATTGCGGCGCAAAGCGGGGTTCACATTAAAAAACCGACACCCGTCATCAGGACGGCGCTTTGATTTGGTTATTTCTCTTTGTTTCCATTCACCCGACCCCGCAAATTTTGGCGGAATTTTGGTGCCTGAATGCACACAAAAACCGCCCTGATAAGAACGGCACCGCGCACAAGAGCCAAGGCGGCGGCCCTGCGGATCGCGCGGTTCGTCTAGGTTGGTCATTGCGGAATATCTTGCGGTGATTTAACAAAGTGGACTTCAGTTGTTATACGCTGAAGGTCATCGCCTAATATCTCACACTTTGAAACACGCACTCTCCACCCATTATGCGTCGGAAGTTTAGATGTGCTTACAGGCAACCGTGTATGATTAACCTTAACGACTTGGCCGCCAATAGAATGGAGGCTAAAGCGGCGACATTCACAAACATAGCGAACTTTACGAGGCATCGGGGCGTTCCTCCCTGCGGTCGGCAGACCCCACAGGGTCACCCCGATGGGCCGCCGTAACCAAAAAACAATGGCCTGCGCCCTCTTTGACATCCAAGACAATGCGGCACGTCCCATCAGGACCGCTAATTTCAAATTCAGACAGGCCTTGCTGCAACATAATGCGCACGCTATCCAGCGCGACCACATCGGACAGCGCCGTCTTATTAATGATTTGAATGCGCAGCGTCATCGCCGCCCCAATTCACGATCTATCAACGCCGTCACCGCAGGCCCCGCAGGCCGAAAAGACAGCAGGCAATACCCCGCTTGCAACCCAAATTGCCCGCCATGCAGCTTATGACTAATCACGCAATCAATTGGCGGCGTCTCGGCGCAGCGCGCCGCGCCCACCCGCCCATGCCGCAATTTATTCAGGCGCATTAAATCGCCGACAGCAAAGCCGCGATCATCTACACGTATCTCGGCAGTTTTATCGCCAAGTCGCACGGCTTCAAACGGCGCAGGCCAGCAATCTAAATCATGCACCTTACCGCCCCGCCCCATCACAACACCCACACCGGATTGCCTTTGCCATTGCGCTTCACAAGGCCTTTTGTCTCCAAAGATTTCAAACAGGCCAAAGCCGTATTCTCGGCCAGCCCCGCTTGCTTGGCCACAAAAGACAGCCTTTGACTGACCAGCGGCGGATACCTACCATTCGGCACAGCCAAACGGCGCAGCGTATCGAGCAAAAATCTCTGCTTTTCAGGCAGAACCGCATCGATAAGGGTGAAATCAATCGGATGATCATTGCGCGGATGCGTCTCGCGGAACGACGCATCAAAAGTCATTTTCTGACTGTGACCTTTAGCTGGCCCCTTTTTAGGCCCTGTTTTGGAGACCGTTTTCGGCGGCGCACTGGCCAACAAATCGCGCGCCAGATTTTTAAAAACAACTGGCCTCTCTGGATCTACAAGCGCGTCTAACCGCGATTTCAAATCCTCGGACTGAACCGCAGCCCCCGTAACGTCAGACGGCGCAAAACCCGACAGCGCGCCTTGAATATTGGCGGCCACCTCTTTGGCCTGATCTGCCGCCACACCCGACACCGTGACCTCGACACTTTGTATGGAAATACTAATTTTCATCTTCTGCTCCTGCTTCATAATCCCGCGCTTTTTCCGGCAAAATCACATCGCGCGGCACGCAAATGCCGCGTAATTTTTGCCCGTCAATATACCCCGAGCCCTTTCGCCATTGGCCCTCTTCGCCCAGGGTGAGCGTAAACATCCAGCTCCCCATAGAGGTCGCCGACCCGCCCCATTTTGACCCCGCAAATAAATCGCGCGTCGCCGAATGCGAATTGGGAATAAATAAATCCCATGTGAGTGTATTAGGCCGCTTGGTCTGCGGACATTGCGGATGCACTAAACCCAACCCCGCCAACGCCAACGCCTTTTTGGCAAAATCCCAATCATCCTTATCGGGCGGCCTTGCCCCCAAAAACTTATTGACGATCTGCGCAATGGAATTGCCCGTGACCTGCCCCTGCCAACGGCGCGGCTGCGCCTGTAAAATAAACGTCAGACATTGCTCAAAATCCTTGGCCACGCCTTCATATTCCAGCATGTCTTTGGGCGATAACCCTTCCGTCCAAAGGTCAAGCGTGTCCGCATCGGGCGGATCATCCCCCAATAATATATCCGCGCAGGCCAAGAGCGTGCCAATCGTATCTTGGCCGCGACCGCCATGCCCTAACTCTGACAGGCGCGTGGCATATATCTCTTTACGATCGTCTAATTGCGACCACCCATCCAGCATACGGCGCAAAATCTTTGGCCCGAAATCTTTCCAATCGCGCTCTTTGGGCTTGAACCGCGCCGTGCCGGGCTTGAACGGCAAAAGCTGCAAGAGCATAAGGCGGTTCAAATCTTCGGTTTTCAGCGGCGGCGGCGTAATCATAGACACAAAAAATGGCGATTGATTAACGCTGGTATGCGCCGAATGATCGGATGACCCCCGCGCGCGCGTCCCGCCCGATGTCGCGCGCCGCATCAAATCAATCACGGCCAGCGCCTTGCGATTATCTTCCGTGGCTTCAAATTCATCAAACATGACAGGCAAAGTCTGATTGCGCAGCATGGACGATAAAGCCGCCTCGGTCGCATCGGCGACCTTCACCTTCATATTGCCCTGCACAAACCCGATCAGCTCTTGCAAGGTCGATTTACCCCCGCCCGATCCGCCCTGCACAATAATATGCGCGCGTTCGGACAGCGCCCCCGCGATCTGTGCTTGACCGAGCCAGCCCAATAAAATACGCGGCGCAGAATAAGCGCGCACCCAATTCCAACTCTCAAATTGATCTAATAAGGGGCGTATATCCCGCGCGGAAACAGGTTCGGACCATGGCCGATACAGCCCCTCATCCGCCTCATAAACATAATCCCCGATCAAGCCGGGGCGCATAGGATCACCCGTAAAAAACGACGGCACCACATCCCCGCGCTCGGCATCTTTACGCTCAACCATGACTTCATCGCCCAAATGCAGGACAAGCTCCTCATTATCCGACAGCCACGCCCCGCGCCCGCGCAAACGGTTTTCAGATCGAAAAATCCCCCGCCGCGCCGCCGCCGCCATAAGGTTATCGCGGCACGCCCCCGCATTAAATCCGACCGTGCCAGATTTCACATTCTCGCGCGGCCAATGGGCCAGCGCAAAACTTGTATTGCCATCAAATAAATCCATCAACGTATTGGCGTTGAAAGATTTCGCGGCCAGCTCAATCACCTGCCCATCAGAATTTAAAAAAGAATAGCCGCTCTTATTACGACCCAAAACCTGCACAGGCGAATTATCAGGCAAGCCGCACCCCTGATAAACCTGCGCCGCGCGCCCACCCCCCTCATCAGAGACGTCACCCGATATATCACCCGTTTTCAGATCCACCTGATGCACCCCGCCATCAGAGGCAAAGGCCTCATCCAGCGCCGTGTCGGATAACCCACCTTCGGGCAACTCACTGACAGGCGGCGACGTCTCTTCCACCGCCGCCTCGATCAAGCGCCGCACATGATCCACACCTTTCGGCATAGCTTCAGGCGTAGTATTAGAGGGATCCGACATTATTTTTTTCTAAATCCTGTTTTGGCAAACGGATTTCTTTTATCCGTTATCTTCTCGGCCATACCGTAACGCTTCCCCCCCGGTACGGGCGCAGGGCGCTTGGGTGCGCCGCCACACCGCCAAAAATACCGCAAAATACACCTCCAAAGGCGCAGCGTCTTTAATACCCAATTCCATGGTCACGGACAGGAATAAAGTCTGCGCAGGCTGATCGGGTTCAGCCTCTAAGGCCTTTATCAACGCTGCCTTAAACTCTGGCCCCTCCTCACTGACGGGCGCAATATCCGCCCCCACGCCGAGCAAGGCCATGACGGGCGCAATATCCGCCCCCACGCCGAGCAAGGCCATAATCCCCGCATCATCGGCAATATTCACAATTTTATCGGCGGTTAAATCAAACATAATCGGCTCCTAAAGCGCAGGTAAAAAACAAAATCAAAAGTTCGCGCGATGCGCCAATAAAATATCATTGGCGTCTTTATGCGCTTTGGGCGCAATAATGCGCACGGGCTTGCCAAACCCGCGCAGGCGCAAAACCGCCCGCTCAAAAGCGGCAATGGCCTGCGGCTTATCCCAATCATTATCTTGCCAGATAATAAATTCAGACAGGCACGGCATATCTGGCACATTCATCAAATTTGACAGGCTCACCGCCGCCCAGACGCGATAATCTGGCGCGGCCATCATATTCACCAAACCATCCTCCCACCCTTCGGTCAGGATGACAGGGCGGCAATGGCGGTGATCGCCGCTCAAAACGGCCGCATTCGCTTTTTCAGGGGAGAGCTTGGACACACCTTTGGACAGGCGGATCATCCCGCCCGCATAATCAGGCCAGATTTTGCGGGCGCGCTCTGCCCCTGTGACTTTTAATTTATCCGACCCATCTGGCTCTAAATAGGTCCGGTGAACCGCATAGGGCGCGCCGCTTGGCCCGCTGATCAGCGCCGTGACCGCCGGATAATCCCGCCCGCGCTCTGTATATCGGCAAGCCGGGTCAAACCGCAGACAGCCCGGCAATTGCGGCAGGGCGTGAAACGGCAGACCCCTTGCGCCTTCAATATATGTCTGCGCCAATGTCCCGCGCAGATCAGGCGAGAGATTTTTCCACCCAAAAAACGCCTCGCCGCGCTTGGCCTTTAACTCTTTCGCCGCCTTGGCTTCGGCGCGCACACGCTCTTGCCGCGCCGTTTCGCGCTTATGCGCCAATTCCTCTTCAGACAGCCCGCGCGCGCCAAGGCCGCCCCAGCCCAGATAGTCCAGCGCCCACGCCCGCGCATCGCGCTTATCTCGCGCCGCGCCCATGGCAATGATTAAATCAATAATATCGCCCTGCTCGGCGGCAGAAAAATCACTATACTGCCCCGCCTTTGGCCCCGTATGGTAAATGGCAAAAGACGGATTTTTATCCACGCGGCCCGGCAAAGGCGAACAGATCAGATAATAGGTCCCCTTGCGCGCGCGGGGCGGCACATCGACGCCAATGCGCGATAAGACGGACGGAATATCGCGCTGCAATTCCGCGATGATATCTTGAAATCTATAATGCGCCATCAGCCGAGCTACCAATATTTTCGCGGCGCGCCGCCGTGAAACGGACACACCTGATCTATTAAAGCCTGCAAAGACGCCTCAAAATTAAACCGCGCAAAATCTTCATAACCAGACGGCCAATGCACAGCCTCGCCGTCGCGCAAGGCCTCAATCTTTTGCCCCGCCGCACGCACCTTTGCCGCGCTGCAACTAAACGCATAACCCGTTTTGGCCTGTGACGATCGCAACTCAACATTCGTAATATAAATAGCAATACTTTGCGGGAATTTATGAATAGCCTTTTTCCCCGCCAAAACCTCTTCTGGCGTCAAGCCAAACTGACGCGCGACAACCACACAGGCCAACCCCGCATTCGCAATAGCGCGAGACTGCCGCAAATGCGTCTCAAGCGACCTCGTGCGGGACAGGACAGGCAGCAAAGAAGATGGATCAGCGCTCACACTACCCCCTCTATTGTTCATAACGGCTATAATGCGTGCGCGAAAACGCCTCGGCGGCGCGCGCATTCTCTCTTTGCAGGCGCATCGTCGCCGACCCGCCATACGCATATCGCGCGGCGACCAAGCGAGCGCGCATCGTGTCGGACACCGCCTCGCCGCGCCCCACATCCAAAATCCCGCGCAAAATAAACTGGCCGTCCTGCGACATAAGACGCGCATTCATGACGCCGCCCCCCACATAATCACGAGGCCCAAGAGAGACTCCATGATCAAGAGATACAGATAAATGCGCTCTTTTTTGGTGAAGCCCCCCAAAACAATACAGCCATAAATGCCGATAAGCGCCGAGCAGACCAAAGCTAACCCCGCCACAAAGGCCACGACATCACTCAAAATCTCTAAAAACGCGCTCATGACGGCTTCCCCGTCTCGCCCCAAATTTCCTTATCCCACTCTTCAAGGGGGTAGAAATCATTCGGCTCGACCGCGCCCTCTGTCATCGCGTAAATATTTTTCATATCTGTTGACTTCGGCACAGAATGCCCCGTCGTGCCGGGCGCGCGCAAATAGCGATAGACCGTATTGGTATGACGCCCCAGCGCCGTCACAACGCGGATGGTTTTCATCCGCCGACGGCGACACCATTGGGCGAAAGCGCTTTGATATTCGGGATATTGTGACCGCATATTATACTCACATTCTGGTTGCGGTATGGTTAATGATGCGATTTGGTAATCACTGTCAACAATTTTTTGATGACAAAATAGAATGAGTTTGTATATAACTTAGGTAATGCTCGCTCTGGCCCCCTCATATACACCTGTCTGCATGGTACATAATCGGCTACGGCAACAGCGCGACAGGCAGCGCATTTCTCAACGCGAGCTTGCGGCGCGCTCTGGCGTCAAACAATCGACCATTGCCAAAATCGAAACAGGCGACCAACAATTAAAACTGCATCATATCAAATTATTTGCCGATGCCTTGAAAGTCAGACCCGTTGATTTACTCCCCATCGACCTGCTCGATGACGCCCTCATCCAACAAGAGACCCAAGAAGGCGAAGCCGAACCCTATATCCCCCCCGCCAATGATAGCTTAAACACGCCTAATCGCCCCATATTCATTGATAACTTACTCCATAACGCCCCGCATTGCTCGGCATGGGTCTTAAAAAACACCGCGCTAGATCAGCAAGGCTATCGCGCAGGCGACATTTTCATTATGGACGAAACGGTTAAGCCTAAGAGCGGCGATATTGTCTGCGCGCAAATCTATAAGGGCGATGAAGCGGAAACCGCCTTTCGCATTTACCACCCGCCCTACCTGCTCACAGCGACGCAGGACGATAAAAAACGCGACCCTATCCATATTGAAAGCCGCGATGTGATGATAAAAGGCACAGTCATATCCACACATCGCCCCCTTGCTAAACATTTGGTTTGATTACATTTAACACTCACATTTCAAATGTTCCACATGAAGCATACTATTTTGATGACAAAAAAGAATTGACTTAACCCCTTTTCGCTCTTATGTCCCGAATTGTGAAGGTGATACAGCGTCCTCCAGTGGCTAACCATCTTCATGCCCCCTAACTCTTGGGCGGCGGGTTTTGTCACTGCGCCGCCCCTTTTTGACGGGGAGAGGGTCAGACATCTTTTATTCTTTGTGGGCGCTCTCTGACCCGAGCGCCGCAAACCCCGCCGGGCAAGGCTGCCCCCTTTATGTTTCTACATAAAAGCCAAGCCCGGTGGACTTTAAAGGATCAGATAAGATGAGCACCATGAGCAAAGAATTCATTCAAAAACTTCAGGCGTTAAAAGCAAAAGCTGAAAGTAGCGAGTTCAAGCATGAGGCTGACGCCTTTATGAAAAAGGTTAGGGATTTACTAGATAGACACAACCTTAATATGAGCGACCTAAACCAGAGCGAAGAAAACCCAATGGGAGAGGACAAAAACGCAGGCGCTTGGCGCAAATATGAAGGCTGGCAATCAAACTTAATTACCGCAGTTGCAAGACTATATGACTGTGAAATAATTTACACAACGCGCGCCAATGAAGTTAAGGCCACTGTGATAGGCCGACTTGCGGCGCGCACAACATTTCATGTCATGTGGCCTTTTATCTTAGAGCAGGTAAAAATGCGCGCAAAGCACCTTGATGAAAGACCACAAAAAGCACGCAGGCAAATTGGCAATGCGCTGACCTTGAGAATTTACCGAGAGATTTCAAAAAGAGAGAGCGCGCCCAATAAGAACGGGGCCGCAGAAGGGCTGATCATTATAAGCGAAATTGACGATTGGATAAAAAACAATCACACTGATGCGAAGGACGCCCGACCTTCAAAAGCAAGCACATCTGTTCAGGCTTTACAGGCGGCGAACAAAATTAGCCTTGCTGAACAACTACGCAAAGCTGACAGCCAACCTCTTTTTCTTGAAAGCACGGGATAACCCTTGCACTCCACGCCAACATATGCCGCGACAGCATCGCCGCGCACGGCGCTACGCGCCGCAAACCCTGTGTCGATTGCTGTGCATTCGACGAGGCCGCGCGGATGACCACACTCACCCTAACAGACCTCGCCGCCCTGACAGGTTATTCCTATGACTGGCTGTCCCGCAAGGATAATCGCGCGCGGCTTTATCGGCGGGGCTGTCCACGGCCTTTGCCGTGCCCCGGGCGTCCGCGCTGGTCGCGCGCGGCGGTAGAGGCGTGGATGAATACGGGCCAAACGCCTAGCGCACCGCCCGACAACATTACAGAGCTTCGCCCGGCAAAAAATATCGAACAGCTATGCGCCGCGCGCCAAAGGCTTGCCAAAGCCTTAAATATGTGACTAGAGAGAGATCGCCAGCTTTCATTTGAAAGGCCCCGTCATGGCTAAAATAAAACATAAAGGCACGGCGTATAACCTGCCCAATATAAAATTCTTCCGCAATGGCCATTGGCAACCGCGCTTTGAGCCGTCCAAATCCTTGCGCCAAGCAGGCTGGAAAGGCCATGCGCTCAAAGATGAAAATGGCGACTTCCTTGACCGAGACGCCGCGATCGCCCGCGCCATAGAGATCATGGGCGAAATTGAAAGCTGGCGCGCAGGGCAATCCAAACCCGCCCCCGATATCCGTCCGCATTATGCCGCCAATACTTTGGGCCGCATTCTTGACAATTATCGCCACAGCCCCGAATTTACCCAAGATATAAGCCCCGCCACACGGCGCGAATATGAATATAATTTGCGCGCGATTGAACGCATCCTGCCCCTCGATGTGCGCGCCGACGCCTTTGATCGTCCGGCGGTCAAAGCCTTTTATAATAAAATGCGGCGCGACCTCACATTATCCGCCGCTAATCATAATCTGGCCGTGATGAAAATTGCCCTGAATGTCGCCATGGATGACGGCCTCATTGGCCATAATCCCGTTTTGGGCTTTCGTATGGTCAAGGTCAAACCCCGCGTGCGCTTTGTCGAACAATTTGAAATCGAAGCCTTTGTCAAAACCGCCGATGATATGGGGCTTTTCACATTGGGCTCTATGGTGATTGCGGGATTGATCACAGGCCAAAGACAGGCGGACATTAACCGCTTGCCCATCACCCTGCCCAATAATGAGCTGGATCACAGCGTAAGGCAGGGAAAGCGCGGGAAAATCGTTAATCTCCCCTCTTCCCTTCTGGATATTTTGCGGGTGCGCCTGACGGCTCAGGCGGCCCATGCGCGCAAAATCTCCGCCGCCTCGCCGACGCGGCTTTTTATCCGCGAAAGCACAGCCAAGCCCTATAAAAACCGCGGCGCGATCAATAAAGATTTCTTAAAGGTCAGGGCAGAGGCGCAAAAAACATGCCCCTCACTGGCGGGGCTGAATGAAAATGGCGGCCCAACCCTCGACAAAGACGGCCAAGACATGACCACGCGAGGCCGCTTCACCTATTCAGATTTACGCGACACGGCCTTAACCACGCTGATTTTGGCAGGCTGCACCATTTCCGAAGCCTGCGCCATTATCGGCCATGACGAAGCCAGCGCCGTACAAACATGGAAACATTATTTGGCCCAACGCCCCGAAATGGCCGAAAACGCAGGCCGCAAAGTCGCCGAATATTGCGAAGCGAATGGGATAAGCTATTAG